AGGATGCCAACATAAGGCAAGCCTTGCTCGACCTACTCGGGCCGCAGGGAACAAAGAAAACCCCAGGGCCGACTTATGGAATTAAGTCGCACACTTGGGCGGCACTCGCTGTGGCCGTTTTCGCAGCGAACAACAACAAAAGAAAATAGAAAATGAAAATAACAAAAGGAAAGCAAACACGCGCCCAGCGCGTCGTCATCTACGGCGTTGAGTCCGTAGGCAAAAGCACATTCGCAGCCAAGTTCCCCAAGCCGCTATTCTTGGACATCGAGCAGGGTACAAGCCACCTAGATGTGGATCGTTGCGAGATCAACACTTGGAAGCAGTTAACGGATGCGTTAACAGAAGCCAAGGCGACCGATTATAAAACCATCGTCATCGATTCGGCAGATTGGGCAGAACGCCTGTGCGTGGAAGACCTGTTGGCTACCAGCAAGAAAACCAGCATCGAGGACTTTGGATTCGGTAAAGGATGGGTGATGATCGCGGAAAGAATGAGCCGGATGCTGTCCAGCATCGACCAACTCATCGACGCCGGCAAGAACGTAGTGATGATCGCGCACTCGAAAATAGTGCGCTTTGAAGCACCAGATGCACTCGCGGCATACGACCGATACGAACTGAAGCTATCCAAACAAAGCTCTCCGCTACTCAAGGAGTTCGCGGACGAGCTTTGGTTCCTGCGTTTTAAGACCAAGGTCTCGACTACTGACAGCGGCAAGGGAAAGGGTATCGGAGGCAAAGAGCGCATCTTGCTCACAACGCACTCGGCAGCATACGACGCCAAGACGCGATCCGGCCTTGCAGAGGAACTCCCGCTGGAATGGGCATCGGTCGCGCATTTGTTCGAGGCCGTTGCAACTAAACAGCCAGAGCATATCCTTAACGCCAAGAATGTCATCGGATGGCAAGAACGGCTTGCAGAGCATGAAGGAGCGGTCAACCAGTTTTTGATAGGGCGCGGCGTATTAACAAGCGAACAGACTTGGCGCGACTGCGCGCCGGAATATCTGCACCGTGTTGCACTTCGCGTCGATCAATTCGTCAACACGGCTGTCGAATGGAGAAAGGCGAACCAATAAAAATCACTACACCGATCAAGTGTAGAATTAAAAAAAAATGAGTAAAGAAATATCACCTAGCACTCTGCCAAAACTCGCCGAATGCGCTCTATTCGAGGGCGCAGGAGGCACAAGCGCGGCAGCGGAGCGCGGCACGGCGGTTGACGTTGCGATCCGCAACTTAATATCGGCGCAGGACAACGTAACATTCATTGGCGAAGACTCGTCAGCTATCACCTACGGAGTTGATGAACTAACACGCCTTGCAAAAGGATCGTTCGTCGAGACTCGCGAAGAGTATCTGGCGATGGCAGTTCCTGGACTCTCGAAACTCGGAACGGCGGACGCAGTTTGCAAGGCCGAGAAGTGGGTCGCGGATATAAAGACGGGCCAAGTGCGGAACTATCGCGAGCAACTCGCGGCCTACGCATTGGCCTGCATGGAGGACAACTTCGACACGAGTTGGACGGCGCACGTCATATATGTCGATCAAAAGCTAATTCGTAGCTATGATTTTAGCTACGAGGAAGCCAAGCAGATCACGCAACGCACAATCGACCGCGCAACAAGCGCGGAGGCGAAGCCGACGCCTTGCGAGTATTGCAGTTGGTGCAAACATTACAACAACTGCAACGCCATCGTGCGGCAGGCTGAGAGTGCCATCGCTCTCATCCCAGACATGACAGGCAACTCCATCGATGCAATCCGCCAGCGAATACTCGCAACGGCAGAGAGTATGGGAGCGTTTGCGAAAGAGTGGAAACTGGCAGAGAAGGAGATCGCCGAGCCGGTGCTAGGTCATCTCAAGACGAGACTCGAAAACGGAGACGAAGTCCCCGGATGGAAACTCACCAGCATGAGCGGAAGGAAATTCGTGGAAACTGAAGCAATAGCAAAAGCAAGCCAAAACATCACAAAAGAGACATTGATCCTAGCGATGGGCGGTAAGCTCTCAGAAAAGAGTTATCTCGAACTCTGCGCCAATAACGGCGTGGAGCCAGATCAAACAGCAATACAAACCGGAGCGCATTCGCTCCAATTAAGACAGACCAAAGTAAAGTAATTTCCTCGCAACCTACATAGGTCAGTCCCGTAGGTTAGCAGGGGCAAAGGGGGGCAGCGCATCCTAAAAAACGCTGACCAACAAACAATAAAATAGAAAACACAAAATGCCAACATACAAAGCAAGTGAACCTAAACAAGCGGCCGTCTACTACGTCGAGCCTGGAACATACGAAGTCGAAATCATCAAGGCCGTCGAGAAGACGAGCCAAGCAGGAAACCCAACGATTAAGCTGGACGTAGCCGTCCTTCTTGAAGGCGGCACGACAGGGCCGACAATGTGGGAACATCTCACGTTCACGCCCAAGGCAGCGTGGAAGGTTGACCAAGTGCTTTCGAGCATCGGTCGCGCCGTAGTCCCAGGCGAAGACGTGACGGTGGAAGCCGAAGACTTGATAGGCGAAAAAGGAGTCTGCGTCATCGGAGTCGAGGCAGGGCAGACCAACCCAGATCACCAGTTCAACTGCGTGGAGCGTTGGTTATTCGGAGATGAAAAGGCAAAATGGCTAGGTAACCGGCGCAAGCCAGCGGCCAAGCAAGACAAGCACATCGTTGCGAAAAGCAACGGCTTTGTTGCTCAACCCAAAGACGAAACAGACGATATTCCGTTTTAAGAAATGAATGGAACTCTCTCGCTCCGGTTGGTCATCTGTATGAATGAATGCCCGATAGGGTTAAGGTTGGAACGTGGCGATCCCTTGCCAGTTTACCAGCACACATACGACGACACGCCGGAGGGGAGAGCACTCGCAGAAACCCATTTAGAAAGAATATCAGATTATGTTCGACGGCATAACAAAGATGTTAAATCTCGCAAGACTAGTTAAAGAACAGATGGCTGATCTTGAATTACTCGTGGACTTATTAAACATTCGCATCGAGTCGCTAACCGAAGAAAACAACCGACTCGTTAAAGAAAACAAGGCGCTTCGCCAATTCCTATCCGGCCAAGATGAATGACCAAATGCAACATTGGAAAGGGTATCCGCTCCGCTGTTGGCCCAACCATCAAGACGACTGCTATCGGTGGGATTGGGAAATCCTTATCGACGGCACTTGGCTTGAGGTTGTTACTCAGTCAACGCGGTGGATCGAGGAGGAGGCCGAGGAGGTCTTGCAGCGTTATTTGACAAGGCTGAAATCTTAGACTAAATTAACAAACAATCCTGCCAAGGATCACAGGCTATCATGCCATGAACAGACTAGCTACCAAGCAACAAAAAGCACTCCTCTATGTTTTGCAGAATGGAGTTTGCCCGGTGTGTCACCGAGCAATGGACAGTTGGGAAGCTCATCACTTGATCCCGTGGTCTAAGGGCGGGGAAACATCAACCCAAAACCTAAAACTACTATGTCCACCCTGCCACAAGCACCTACATTCCACCCCCGCAAAGGTCAGCAAGACCTAATTAAATATCTGCCACAAATTCAACGCGGAGATACCCTGTCCGTTCAATGGCCGACTGGCTACGGCAAGAGCATCGGCTTTGCCCTTGTCTGGAAGCATTGCCATGAAACACAGATTGCAAACCGTATGCTGATGATCGTTGCCAACGATACTCAGCGCCAACAAATCGTGAATGATTTTGCAGGAGATTGCGCTTTAGTTGGTGCGCCTTGCCTTGGGGGAATCTGGTCATTTGAGAGGAGCGCCGGAGACCTTCGGATGGCGCGACTAGGAGAGGTTCAAGTTTTCGTCTGCACCGTACAGCAACTTGAAGCCAGCATGAGCCGTGGAGGATTGAACACCCTTAAAGATTTGCTCCAAGTGCCGGGAACAAAGTGGTTTGTCGGGTTCGATGAATTCCACCACTACGGGGAAGCAATGGCGTGGGGTGATGCGGCCAAACTAGCAATCGAACACGCAGAGTTTTCTTTGGCAATGAGCGCCACACCATATCGGCGCGGCGCTGACACTATATTCCCTGAGTCGAAGCTTTGCGTGACCTACCGTGAGGCCGAAGAAGACCGATGCGTTAAGCCGATGGTTTGCCACAGTTATGAATATTCCGTTGCTGTCATTCAGGACGGGGAGGAAGTGGCGAACTATACAACAACCGAGCTTCACAGAATGGCCGATGGGGAACTTGACCAATGGGAAGAAAGGAAAAATATCCGATATTCCCCACAGTATTTACACCCTTTAATCATTCATCCGATTCGCCGATTGAGGGAGATGCGAGCACATACAGGCAAGCGACTTCAGATGCTAGTTCGAGCCATGTCTTGCAGGCACGCCAAGATGGTAAGTGAACAGGTCAAGCAGTTCGCCGAAGGGCTTTCAGTTGATTGGATCGGAACAGGAATCAGTGGGCGGAGCGACAAAGAAAACCGACAAATCCTGAGCAAATTCTGCCCTCCAAAAGACAAACGAGGCAAGCGGCCCGATGCCGAGATCGATGTCCTTGTTCAAGTCAGCATGGCCGGGGAGGGGTTTGATTCTGTTAATGTCTGCGAAATTATTGATTTATTTCCAGTAAGCGCAAGGGCGCTCTCTGGAAAGGCTACACAGGACAAGCAATTTTATGGGCGAGGGGCGAGAATTGTATCTGGGGCAGAGCAGTTGGCGTTGAGCGTCAATGTTCCGAGCGATCATCCGCTTCATGCTTGGGCTGGAAGATCATTGGCGACATGGATGGATGCTTGTGGCAACGGGAATGAAGTGAAGCCACAAGAAGCCCCACAAATGCCAGCCTTTGACCCTTGGGATTTCCCAGAACCCCCAAAAGAGCGTGAAATCGAACTTATATCTGTCATAACTGACCAAGGTGCTTACGAGGCATTCAAGGCCGAAGCATCGCGCCGACGCGGCTATGATCCAGTAAGAGATGAAGCTGAGTTAGCTGAACTCTACAAGATCGGCCAGAACGCTTTTCAAAAAGAGCAGAGCAAGCAAGCTCGCGCGTTCCAAGTGCGTGAATACCTAGACGCTCTTGTTGGCCGAATCGCTTTGATCAGGGCAAGGCAGAGCGAAGAGGTGTCTAGTTCTGTCATTGGTCGGTTCAAGAAAGAAGCTAACGCCGTAATCAAAAAGCACTTCGGGAGAGGTCGCGAAGAAATGACGGACAACGAATTAGAAACCGCCCTCGTATGGCTCCGAAATTACTTCCAGAGCATGAAAGGAATCGGACTGTGAAGGTTTACAAGCACTTCAGCCACACCACGCCGTTCTCTCTTGCCGAAAATGAGCAGGAACTTGCCGAAATCATGCGACTCAAGTATCCAAAGGCTTGCAGCAATCTTGAAACCGGGGCCGAGTTTTTCGCCCGGATGGTCGAGGATGTCCGCAAGTTTGAAGCGTGGAAGGTGATTGGCTTTGAGAGCTTTGAGGAGTTTTGCGCCAAAGAACTCGGCAAGACGCTAGTGGAGGTGGAGGAGATCGTTGAGGGTGTGAAACTTCTCGGAGGGAATCCATCGGAGGAAGATGCGAAAGCCGCAAGCAAGGCATCACGCATCCGCAAGTTGGCTGAAGATCGGCCGGACATGACCCGAGCGGAAATCTCAAGGGAGGTCGGTGCGACCAGAGCGCAGGTCACGCAGGTGTTAACAAAAGAAGAGGTAACCAATCAAAAGTTAACACAACGCAAACCGCCCCAGCCGACAATTAAATTAGCCGGCCCGACCCGCACCGCCGCAAACATCCACGCCAAGGTGGGCGCGGAGTATTGTGAGAAACTGATTGAGGCACTAAAGGAGCAAGTAAAAAATGATCCTCTCACCTGACTTCTGCGACCATTACAAGACGAAGATACTGCTACGCCTAGCCGGTCACGCAGGCGTGTTCAGCCTTCTCAAACTCTGGTCGCAATGCCAGTTCAGAAAATGCGAGCGCATCGAAAAGCCAGCAGCTATCGTCGCAGCGATAGCCGACTGGGAAGGCGACCCGATGCAACTCGAAAATGCGTTGATCGAAAGCGGCTACGCAAGGCGCGAAGGCGATGCACTTGTGCTCCATCAGTGGCAGGATCAAAACAAGAAATTGTTTGCGAATTATCGCAACGGGAAAAAGGGAGGCCGTCCGAAAAGTGAAGCTCCGAAGCCTGTAAAAAAGCCAGCCGGTATGCGTCTGTAAATAACCCAAACGAAACCCAACGCAAACCCAAATGAAACCCAACACAAACCATGTCAGTCCTAGATAGATAGAATATCTATCTTCTAACGAAGATAGATAGGCTTCGCCTCTCTCGCTTAAGGCGAGAGGCGAAGCTATCCAGAAGCAAAAAGAAGGGAACAAAATGCCAATTTTAAAACGAGAAGAAACAACAAGCACAAGGTCGGCAGTCCCGACAGCACCGAGCGCGGAGAAGGCCGCGATCTCGATCATCTTGCAGAACTACGAAGTGCTCGACGCCGCGAAGTGGGACGCCGATCTGTTCTTCGAGCACGCCAACCGAGCTTTGCTCTCAGCGGCCAAGGAATGCCACAACGAAGGCTACAAGTCGGACATATTCCGGCTCCAGGCTGTCTTGGAAGAAAAGGGATCGATCTTCGACGTGGGCGGGTATCACGGCGTGACTGAAGCGTTCACGGCATACCCCACGGGTGACGCTGTCGCTGCTCTGGACTTCCGAAAAGACTTGCTCAAGGCGCGTCGCTATCGCAAGGCAATGGCGAAGCTGGCCGAGAGTAGGGACGACATACGCGAAATGCGTGCCGACTTGAACGGTATCGCTCAACACTTGGCAGACTCGGATGAGGAACAAATTGGCGCCGCATCGCTCAAGCAACAATGCACCGAGCTTTTGAACGAACTCGAAAAGACAACCCAACCCGAACGCTTCCATACCGGCGTGAATGGACTGGATGAAAAGATCAACGGCGGGTTTGAACGTGGGACGCTCGCTGTCTTCGCTTCGGAGACTTCGGGCGGCAAGTCTATTGCTTTACTCCAAACTGCCCTGCACGGGGCTTTAAACGCCAAGAACGGCGTTATTTTCTCGCTAGAGATGAGCGCAACGCAGGTTATCGGTCGCCTAGTCGCATCCAAAAGCGGCTGGCGTTGCGTCTCTGCCTACGAAAAACCGAGCCAACCGCACGTCAACGGCATGAAGCTCGGCATCGCGGACATCTCGGCACTACCGATCACTATCTGCGACCAAGTATCGGATATTGATACTATCGAGTCGATATGTCGGCAACTCAAGCGCACCGGCCTTGACTGGGTTGTGGTGGACTACATTCAACTTTGCTCGCCGTCCGCCGACAGCAAAAGCGAAACACGCGAACAACAGGTGAGCGAAGTTGTCCGCCGACTTAAATTGATGGCGTTGCATTTAAATGTTTGCGTCTTGACCGCATCCCAATTAAACGACAAGGGCGAGCTACGCGAGTCGCGTGGCATCGGTCATCACGCGGACTACGTTCTTCACATCGATCATGCAAACCATCCCGACTCAGAAATTAAGCTTATGAAAAACCGAAACGGAGAACGTCACGTCTCCGCTCCGGTGCTTATGCAAGGCGGTATAAGTCGCTTTGTCGATAGGGTGACGAAATGAAACGGTCGCAAATTGAATTCAACTTTACTCCGGTGCTTGTAGTTAAAAACAACTGGACTGATATTTGGCACGTCAAGAGTGGGCACTATGCTTGGCCAGAAGACGCGAAGCAAATATCATTCTCGACAATCGCAGAAGCTGTTGCTTTTGCAAAAAGCCACGGAGCGAATCCACAGGTCGTTCCCAAATAAACAAGAAACAATTTGCAATACAAAAAAACTATGGCACAAAAAGTACTCGATGCACGACTTGACGCGAGACGCAGCGGAATACGACGAGGCTTCGTACACGCCAGACTTTTATTCTTTCGACGATCCGACGGCCGGTCACGCTTTCCGCATGACGGCCTATCGAGAAGCCTCGGAGAAGTTGCTTGTTGTTCTCAACAAAACGATCAGCTTCTTAGCGGAACACGGCTACTCCAGAAGCAAAACGCTTTGGGGCGTTGCATTCGCGCTTGGTCATCCGCTAACGGCAGGTATGTCCATGTTGGAAGCAGGACGCGAACTAGGGTGCACAAAACAGGCGATCTCAAAAATTGCAATGGACTTCCTCGACACTACGGGCCTTCCGCCTAGCACATCTTTGAAAAGCGAGGAAGCTCGCAATACATACAGGAAAACAAACACCAACAAATATGGACACAAACGAAATAACGGCACTAACCCTGCCGGTAATTGAACAAGAAATACGGGCTGCATACACCGAGGCCAACGCGCTCGCTGTAACGGCAAAGGGCAACGCCCGCGCTGCCGTGCTGCGCATGGCAGACTGCGGTCAGATGCTCATGGTCGCAAAGGATCATGTGCGCGGCAACCGAGCCGAGTGGCTCGCATCGCTCGGCATCGATGCAGACAAAGCGGCTAAGGCAATACATCTTGCACGCAACCGCGATCAACTTGAGCTTGAGCTTTGGCCGGCAGACATGGCGAAACTCGGAGCGCAGATGCTCGGCATCCTTCCGCCTCCAGGGTCATCGGGACGTGAAGAGAACGATCCAGAGCGCACCACGGGCGCATCGACGCATTGGCTCACCTATGCGGGCAAACTCCAACGCTCGTTCACCGACCTGTTCACGCGCAAGCCGGTGGAGCAATGGAGACAGGATGAGCGTGAATCGTTAAGGATTGCAATTAAGCCCATCGCAGAGCTTTACGCAAAGTTAAATGATTGAGAACCTTTGCAAAAAATTAAGAGATTCCTATAACTGGCTCTCCCATGGGGGTTAACATACTCTCTACACTCCCTTATGCACAACCCAAAAAATTTGAGTTATAAAATTACCAAATGAAGATCGAACAAATCCCAACCGAGAAGCTGATCCCCTACGCGCGAAACGCAAAAAAACATGACGCCGCGCAGGTCTCAAAACTAGCCGGATCCATTCGCGAGTTTGGTTTCAACAACCCGGTGCTTATCGACAAAGACAACGGCATCATCGCCGGGCATGGTCGCGTGATGGCCGCGCAAAAGTTGGAACTAAAAGAAGTCCCCTGCATCCGCCTCGGACATCTTACCGAAACGCAACGCAAAGCATACATCCTTGCAGACAACCGCCTCGCGGAGTTAGGCGGTGGTTGGGATGAAGAGTTGCTGAAACTTGAAATCAAAGACATCGACTGGGGCGAGCTAAAAGAAATTAGCGTTGATGATTTTAATTTCGGAGAAATTGATTTCGAGGAAGAAAAGGAACAACCAAAGAGCGACGTCGACGCCGAGCCGCAGATCGACAAGGCCGAAGAACTGCGCGCCAAGTGGGGCGTCGAGCTGGGGCAGCTTTGGGAGCTGGGCGACCATCGGTTGCTCTGCGGGGATAGTTCTAAAAATAAATTCGGAGCAGATTGCCCGACATTGTTTTTCGACCCGCCGTGGGATGCCATGAAGTCAACAGAGCAGCGAAATAATGTTTTAGCATTTGCTGACGGGCAACGGTTGCACGATGTCGTCAATATATTTGGTGCGCCAAATTGGATGTTCGTGTGGGATTGCGTGTCGTCTTGGTATACACCAAATCGGCCGTTAAGAAGAATGAAGTTGTGCGCTTTTTACGGGGAAATAGAAAACTACAATTCCGACGGATCTCACTATGGCGACGCTGGAGAACAACGGGAAGTATTCAACAGCCGAGGCTCTTATACATTCAAACCTGACCCGCGCGGCAAACATTTGTCGGATGTTTTTTCTGCGCCAATAACCAAGCTTCATTCGGATAGCGAGCATTCCCATAGCAAGCCTATGGATTGGATTAGAATGCTTATAGCAAATTGCACCACCGGTGATGTCTATGATCCTTACGCGGGTTCGGGCACATGTTTGATGGCATGCGAACAATTAAAACGAAAATGCCGAGCCGTTGAAATCGACCCGGCATTTTGCGCTGTGATTATTGATAGGTGGGCTACGGCAACAGGTGGAATCCCAAAAATTTCCGATGAAACTATTTGTCCATTATAGCCGCCCGAACTTCGGTGTAATCCGCAGGGCGAACCGAACGGCGACCGCTCGGAAGAATATATTTGGCCGATGCGCTCCACAGTACATCGCAATCCGCAGGATGAATCCCGCTTTCAATGTGGAATCCACGCGCATGACTGTATCGAATGGCAGGATTACTCGCAGGAGTGCGGAACGCCTCGTCGATTGCGCTAACGAATCCTGCCCTGCCACCTGTGAGTGTAAGGGGCCGTCCACCGCGCTTGCCATTATTGCGGGCAGCAGTGGCTTTGGATTCTGTTGTGATGCTGCCGAGCAGTGCAGCGGCTTTGCTTGTGTTTGTTTGTATTTTCATTACGAAAATAGAATAACCCAACGTTCGGTTATATGTCAAACAATTTTTTTAAAATAAAATGACCCTCGCCGCCGAAGCCTTAATATGAAAAAGAAATCCCCACCACCGCAACCCGCATCCGATCTCCAAGGGAAGATTCGCGAAGCCGAGTTTAAAAACATCCTTCAAAAACTAAAGGATGGCAAGACGCTGACGGCGCGAGAGTCGAAGATCGCAGCAGAGTTTGCGGCAAAGCGGGACGGAAAAGGGCTGACGCAGGCCGAGCTTGCAGCGGCATGGGGCATGACGCAGCCGAACATCCACAAGATGGTCAAGCAGGGAATGCCTATGACCAGCATCGAGGCCGCTACGGAGTGGCGGAAGGATTGGCTCGAAACGCATGGGCGAGGCGACACCGCACCGGAGAACATCCAGCAGGCAAAGTTGAGGAAGACATTGCTTGAATGCGAGAAGATCGAGTTTGCGCTTTCGGTTGATCGCGGTGAATACATCAAGAACGCCGTTGTCCGCGAAGCCGGCATCCGCATCGGCGCGATCTTCAGCGCCAAGCTCGCTGCGCTCGTCAACGATGCATCTGGCGCGTTGGCAGGACTAGACGAAGCCAGCTTGCGGAAGAAGCTGCATGAGCGCACGCAAGCGATCCTTGCTGAGATCCGCAACGAATTAGAAAAGGTATGAACTACGAAACACGCACAACAAAAATGATAGTCGGAGTAAAGGGAGAGCAAATATTTGACGACAGCGTAACCGAGATCGAGATCGTAGACGAGGCCGCTGGTGAGTTTTTAGAGGTTAGCCAGGAAGGCGGTAAGCTACGCTTCGACGCGGAAGAATGGCCGCACGTCCGAGACGCTATCGAAAAAATGTTCAAGCTGTGCAGGAATTACGACTAGTTCAAACTATACTTGAGCTATGACAAAAAAAGAACTCTGGAAAATTTACTCAAAACGCAATCCTTCATTCGACGGTGAAGGAAATGTAACGCTGTCCGCCGCGGGGCTTCGCAAGATGTTTGAAACGACATGGGAAATTGCCATGTATGACGGAGAAGAGGAGCCTATTCCTAAACACCCGCCGTCTGGGAATCTAGACGCGCTCAAGCAAATCTTCGGAATGAAATGAACCCACTAGCCCAAGGAATCCGCGACGGAATCAAGCTGGCATTTGATGGAACAATCTTAGACTGGGCATCCGACCACGTCAGCTTTCCGAACTCCGACCGCGCTTCGCGCTTCGACCCTTCGGTTGCGCCTTGGTTGAATGCTCCACTATTAGCCGCAAGCGACGACGAAACGACACAGGTATTTCTTCGCGCTCCGACTGGGGGCGGGAAAACTACGATGATGGAAACACTCGCGTGTTTCATCGTTGCTCAAAAGCCTGGGCCTACGTTATTCGTCGGTCAGACTGACGACATGGTGAAGGACTGGACAGAGTCGCGCTTGCTTCCCATCTTTAACGAATGCCAGCCGGTCAAAGACCTATTCCCCGAAGATCGACACGCGCTACGCAAGACCACGATCCTATTTCCGCATATGGTATTGTTCGCCGGCGGGGCGAACATGACCAACTTGCAAGAAAAAAGCATGCGATATTGCATCGGTGACGAGGTCTGGAGGTGGAAAGGCGGCATGATCAAGGAACTAAAAGCCCGACATCACGACAGATGGAACCGCAAGACGCTCTTGGTCTCGCAAGGATGGGACGCAGGACACGAAGCAGATGCGGAATGGGACAGCGGAACGCGGGAAGTCTGGGGCTGGACGTGTTCCCAATGCGGGAACTGGCAGAGATACTTGTTCGACCAGATCGAATATGTGACCGAGCGTGACGACAAGGGCGGCATACTTTGGGACAAGGTGCAAGATTCCGTCCGAATGAAGTGCGAGCACTGCGAAACGCGATACAAAGACGACGCAAGCACTCGACGCAACCTTGCAAATACTGCAACTTATCGCGCACTCAACCCACATCCGGTGCGAGGGCACAGGAGCTTTGAATATCCGGCATACGCCGTCTGGTGGATACCTTGGTTTTCGATAGTGAAAGAGTGGATCGAGGCAAACGAAGCCAAGTCATCTGGCAACCTAGAGCCGCTCAAACAATTTGTTCAAAAGAGAAAGGCGCAGACGTGGCAGGACGAAGTGACGAGTGATCTACCGGAGATCACAACCGGCGACTACGCAAAGGCTGAATATCTGGAAGGGCAAAAGATCGACGGAGAGCACAGACGCTTTATGTGCGTCGATAAACAACGCGATCACTTCTGGGCTGTCGTCCGCGCCTTCCGCGTCGATGGGTCTTCGATGCTCTTGCACGAGTCAAGGCCGCTGACGTGGGAGACTCTTGACGCCATCCAACAGCAGTTCGACGTTGTTCCTCGGTGCGTTGTGGTGGATGCAGGCTATGACACGCCGTTGGTCTACGAGCAATGCGCTAGGCGTGGGTGGACAGCTTCACACGGCTCTGGGCAGGACGGCTTTTATCATATCGACGGCGGCAGGCGCACGCGCCGCTTTGTTTCCAAGATCGAAGGAGCGCAAGCCGGAAGCGACGGACTCAAGTGCGCGTATTTCTTTTTTTCCAACGAAGGCATAAAAGATAAATTGGCTTCGCTTCGCCAGGCTGACGCCGTGCCGAAATGGGAAGTTGCGCGAGATGTTTCGGATGACTACCGAAAACAAATGTTGAGCGAGATGAAAAAAGACGTCACCAACTCCAAGACCAAACAAGTCGAACAGCGATGGGTTCGCATCGGCGGCAGGCCGAACCATCTTTGGGACTGCGAATGTATCGCGCTCGCGTCCGCGATGCTGGCAGGCGTTTTGCCGATAGGTGCGGAGAGCTAGGTTTTAAGCGGCTCCGACAAGGGCGAAAAATAATTTAATTTTTTTCTTTTCAAAAATAAAAAAACAGAAGATATTTAAAACATCGAAAGGCAAGAAGCCCGACGAAGAAAACCTAAAAAGAAAAACAAAATGAAAACAACAAACAAAAACAAAGAAACCCTGCGGCACGAAATTCTTACAATCATCCAATCAAAAAACATCTCTGTGACCGGCGAAATTTGGTTTTCTTTAATTTTTAGAACGGAATCAGAACTCAAAAATATAGCAAAAGAGCTTCGGGCATCTGCCTAACACCAACCGGCGCGGGTTCAATCCCCGCGCCTTTTCTTTTGACATATCTTCCAATGCGTGACCCGTCACGCCATCTGGCTGGCTTGCCATGCGCAACAGACATTCTGAATCGACAGATGAATCCGAAGGACGCTTTGGGCTAGGGTTTA